TCAGGTCGGTGTTATAGGTCTTTCTCCATTGCTCTGCAACCTTCTCCATGCCGGGGATCATGTCGAGCAGAGAGGCGCCAAGCTCCACCATCTTCACGACCATCTCGCCCATGATGATCGGTATGTTCGCGAGAATCTGTCCGAGCCGCTCGAACGAGGATGTCAGGCGGAGCACGAGCGCTCCCAGGTCGCCAGACGCTAGGTCCTTCATGGCAAGCGCGAGATCCGTAACGAGTTGGATGATGCTTCCGATCCTTGCGCCGAGTTTCTTGAAAGAGTCGTCTCCGCCGTCTCCAACCAAAATCAGTTCGTCCAGCAGTTCCTTCAACTGCGGCATCAGGGCGTCGCCAATGGCTGCCTTGGCGAAGAAGAACTCATTTCGCAGCAGCGCCATCTTGCTTTGGAACGAATCGACGTTCGCCACGGCCAGTGGCCCGAATGCCTTTACAACCGCAGCGCTCAGGGCCGGCAACCCTTCTTCGGCAAGTAGCTTCCCTTTCTTCATCATGTTCGAGAGCTTCTCGGTCGTCATCCCGAGTTCCTTGGCGAAGAGCGGAAAGACCGCCGGCAGTCTGTTTCCAAGCTGTTTCCGCAACTCCTCCATCTGGAAGACGCCCTTGCTAGCGATCTGCTCCAGAGCCAGGAACACGCCTTGGGTATCCTCGACCGACAGCCTCATGCCGGCCGCGCCGACCGAGACACCCTCGAACATGTCGCGCGCCTGTTGACTCGTGAAGCCGAGCTTCTCCATTGCCACGTCGAACTTCACGAATGAGTCAATCGTCGTCTCGAAATCAACGCGCAGGCGATTCGCCATCTCTGCCAGAAAACGGAAGTCCTCAACCCCGGCCTCGGTGCTGCCCTTGAGGCCGGCGAGCTGGTTCTTCATGATCTCGACCTTCGCCGCCGCATTGACGATCTCGGAGGTGAAGTCTCTGAGCTTCTGGACGATGATCGAGGCGTAGAAGAGCCGCACCGCCCCGGTCAGGGTTTGGAAGGTCGAAGTCAGGCCCGTCAACCCAGCCTTCGCCGGCCCGCTCCCGAGCGCGTTCAGTTGAGCCTGCGCGCCAGCCACCTGCTGCTCTAGCCGCTGGATGTGCGGATAGAGCGCCCGGATGTGCGGCGGGATCGCGTTGAAGTTGTCGATGATCTTCTGCGACAGACGACGGACGTTGGCTTCGAGTACGTCCGTCTTGATGCCCTTGGCGCTTGCGGCCCCGAGAGCGGCGACTGCGTTCTTCCACCGCTCTTCTAGCTTGGTGAACTCGTTGATGAGCCGCTGCGCTTCCTTCGCGCCCTGCGCTCCGAGTTCAGCGAACGGATTCTTACCGGTCGGGACACCAACGCTAGCGAGCTTTGAGTTGAGTTCGGCGACCAGTCCAGTCATCCTCGACTGGAGTTCACCGGCATCCTTGATGGCCTGCTGGATCTCTAGGATCGCCTTGAATGTGAGTTCGTTGTCACCGGCCATGCGTCACCTATAGCACCGAAGTCAGAGAAGGCAAAAAAACGGCCGGGCTCAGGGGGAGGGTGCCCTGGCCCGGCCTGCGAAGGAGCCCCGCAGCTTGCGCCGCGCGACCGCCGAATAGCCTAAACCGCTTCGAGATCCGCCTCGCTGTTCTGGACCTCGATCGTGATGTCGTCTACGTAGCCATCCGTGTTCTCGGGGTCCGGGTGACAGGTCGCGTCCACCGATTCCTTCATGTCGCTCTGCCCGCCTACGGTCGGCGTCTTGCCGCCCGCGACACACTGCGGGGAGACGAGGTGGAGTTCGTGCTCGTAGCCCGTCTCGAACTCGTTGCCGGTGTAGGCGTCGCACCGGAAGAGGAACGGCGTGCCCGTCTCCAGACGCTTGCGGAGCGTGGTCGAGAGGTACTCGCGACCGAGCTTGATGCTGACCTCGCGCATCCCGCGCGTCCGCGTGGTCCAGGCGTAGCGCCCACCGATGGCTTCGATCGGCTGGACGGGGGAGGTGATCGAGGCGGTGAAGTCCTGGATCTGGTACTTCGTGCCGTCGATGTAGATGAAGGCGAAGATTTCGTTGAACACCGGAACGTCGGGGTAGTCCGGCACCCAGATGGGACGTACCACGTCGAAGCGATACTCGTCGTTGACCTGATAGCCCGTGCTGTCGGACAGGTGAACCTCGATCGGCATGGCCCGGTCGCCTACCCAGGCACCCGCGATCCCGAGCGCGTTCCAGATCGGCTGACCATCCGCGTCGTTGCCAACGTAGACGATCGACTCGTCGCTCGGATAGGGCGAGGGCGCTACCTGAACCGGGCCGGCGGTGACGGTGCCGTAGCCGGACTTCACCTTGATCGAGCCCGTCGCGATGTTGGTGATGTCCGTGACCTTGACCCACAGGCTCGGCAGGGCTCCATTCGATTCCGTCGTCCAGTCGTCGTACTGCGGCAAGCCACGGATCTGGAGCTTCACCGTGTTCGGAGTCGTGCCGTCCTCGACCTCGGTCGGAGCCGACCAGTAATCGGCCCGCGCGAAGATCAGGCCGACCTTGGTCTTCAGGAAGCTGCGCGGAGCGAGCGAGAACTCCATGTTCGCGACGCGACCATCCGCGAAGCGATGGCCCGAACCGTCGTCGCGCCAGACCTCTACTCCAATCGAGGCCGGGTAGTCCTCGTCGGTTTCGGAGGGCGCGAGCTTGTGGGCGTACACACCGGACGCCGGATTCGTGACCGAGCCGTGCTTCTGGAGGTTCGCCAGATAGCGCATGTAGCTCTCGGGGTCGAACTCCAACTGCAAGTCGCCGTTGCAGGAAATCTTCGTCGGCGCGCCCATCGGACGCTGACTCGCCTGGGTGATCGAGGCCCGCTGGATCGTCGGGGCATCCGACGAGAGCGACTCGGATACCATCATGTGATCGTGCCAAGTCGTCGGCTCGATGCCCGGAATCGACTCGTAGCCCATGCGGATCAGGGCATTTGCTGGGTTGAACTCGAAGGACATTGGCAGTCTCCTCTACTTCGGTTCGGTCGCTGGCGGCTCGACAGCGGGCTTGCTGCCAATCCGACGCTGCACTGGAGAGCGCGCGAGGATCGACGGTTCGGGGGCCTTTGCGTGGCGGATATCCCAATCGCCAGACGCCGTTAGGCTCGTGATCTGATCCTCGCGCAGAAACAGTTTCTTTTCCGGGAAGTCAGGCGCGCTCGGGTCCTCTTGCGCCAGATTGAATCGCAGGCCGACGCCGCCGAGCATGACCAGCCGCGCTCGCGGACCCACCGTGGCCTTCTTGAGACGCATCGTGACGTACTGGCGCGGAGTCTTCATGAGGGCATGATCTCCCAGGTGCTCGTATTCAGTAGGACGCGATAGTCCGCGACGAACATCATCCTCAGCGTTACCGGGCTGCCGGCGACTTCCTTGATCGCCTCGTAGGAGATCGGCCGGAACTCGTAGAGCTTTCGGATGAGGCGACGGCCCGCTGATTGAGGTACTTCAAGGTGGTAGCTCTTCCTGTCGCACAGCGTGCGCTGGATCTCTTTCATCACCGCCGCAATCGTCGGATCATCGTCGTCAAGCCAGGCGATCGGAGACTCCCAGGTCAGGACGATCCCGATGGGGAGCGACATGTTCCAGCCCTCGCCGGGCTCGAAGATCCCGTCCTCGCTCAAAGCGCTGACGATGATGTTCGGGGCTGCGATGCCTTCGTAGGGCTCGGCCAATGCCTCGGCCCGGTGGATGCCGCCGCTCGCCCAGGCTGCGAGTCTCGGATTCGCCGCGAGGATGTGGCGAACCGCGACCGCCACTTGGTCGATGTGGCTGACCGGAATGCCGGCTGCGGCAATCGCGGTCCCGCTCACACGGCACCCGCGATCTTGCGCCGGAGGAGATCGAGGATCTTCGCCTGCAAGGCCGGATTGCGCGTCGCGTGCGGGCGAGCCGGCACGTTGACGCCATGCGAGGCGAGGTAGGCCGGCGAGATCCAGACCTTGTACTTCCGGTAGAGCGCGTTCGCCATCGCCCGGCCGCCGGCTGTCTTGGCCTTGATGTTCGTGACGCCTTGGCTGACGAACGAGTTGCCGCCCCGGTGGATGATCGGCCAGGGAGCCGCCGAGCGCACGCCGATGACGGCGCGAGTCGTGGTCAGGTAGTTGAACCCGGTTACGTCATGGGTGCCGGCTCCGGCCCAGGCGCGCGCCAGGCGGCCCGACTCGCCGCCCAAGGGGGCAAGGCCAGCCGGGCGCGTTCCGAACGCTCCCACGGGCCGCCAGGCTGCGCTGGAGCCATCCGGCTTGGACCAGGCTCCCCGACGGAACTCGGCCGCGACGCTCGCCCGCATGAGGGCGATGACCTCGGCTCCGGTCGTTCCGGTGAATCCCGCCGCAAGTGCCTTTTTGGCGCGCTCCAGTCCGGGCACCTTCAAGGTGCTCGTGACCCGCAGACCGAGACCGCCGCCGTGCTGGTGGGCCATCGTCTACCGATCCGGCGCGTTGCGGAGCAGACCGAACATCGCACCCGTCAAGGGCGGAACGCCGCTATCCGAGGAGTCCACGTCTGCCGAGGAGAGAGAAGCGAAGACGGGCTCTGGCTGCGAGAGCCAGGGCAGGCGAAGCGTCCCGCGAGCGATCTTCTCCAGAAGGCCGACGAAGCGGTCGGCCGCCGAGGTGACGCCCTTGGGGCTCTGCACGAGAGCAGGCTGACCGAGGGTGAACGCGATGGCTGCGTTCCCCTCGGCCAACCAGTTGAGTGCCGCATCCTGCTGCGCGACCGGGATCGCTGCTGTATCGAGCGGAGTGGTGAACCCCGCCCGAGAGAAGTAGAGATCCATCTGCCCGGCCGCCGCGTTGAGCTTCGCGGTCCAGTAGGCTTCCGCAGTCTCGTCGGTCAGACCTTTCGGCGTCGCACCTAGGAGTCGATCAGACCCCATGATGTTACGCAGTCGGTCGAAATCGGCGTAGGCCACGGTCGCGGTTCCTTACGCGGCGCAGTTGGTGATGAGGTAGCCGTAGGAGGCGTTGAGGATCTGGCCGTTCCAGTAATCGGTCCAGGGGAAGAACCAGGAGGTCCGCTCCGGGATGTAGAACGGCTCGGAGGCGACGCCCTTGTTCCACTTGAAGGACGCGCCGAACACCTGATCCCCGTACTCGGTGTCGTAGGCGTTGAAATCGCCCTCGAAGTAGATGAGGCAGATATCGCCGTAGAGCTGGCTGACAACTCCGGCATCGCTGACCTGGACCGGATTGGCGGTCCAGACTCTCTTGACGCCGAGATAGTCACGGATCGCGTCGATACCCGGAGCCGAGGCGCCCGAAGTATAGGTCCGAGCCGCCAGGAACACGGGATCGGCCTTCGCGGCGTTGAGGGTCAGCATCGGCATGAAGATCGTGAAGTCTTCCGGAGCGAGGCCCGTAGCGGCCGAAAGGATCGTGAGGGCCGCGTCGATGTCGGTCTTCATGTCCGTGCCGCCGCTGGCGTTCCATTCCGTGCCGCCGGCCTTGGCGTTCACGTTGCCGCTGTAGTTGCCGGCCGTGGTCAGGATCGTCGCGCATCGCTGCTCGATGTCCATGTCCACCCAGCGCCGGGCGATGCCAGCCGACTTCTCGCGCAGACCGAGAACCGACTGCGCGTTGTTGAACTCGTCCTGATCGCGGAGGTGCCCGAAGCTGAATCGCTTGAGGGAACCCGTCGCGGTCGAGGGCGCGAAGTCCGCGTGATTGATCGGGGCGCGCATCGCGCGCTCTGTGTTGTAGTGCCGGAGGTGCTCGGTGCCCCACGTCTGGTACATGAACGTGAGGTTCGGAACCCGGATCGGCTTGAGGATCAACTGACCCGGGAACACGCGAGCCTGCGGCGTGCCGAGGACCAACTCGGTGATGAGCGGGTCCATGCCGAGCTGCATGTTGATCGCGGGATTCTCGGCGCCGCGCAGGCCGTCCATCTCGAAGGTCTTGAGGTTCATGGGTGTCGGCTCCTTAGCTCAGGACGGCCGGATAGTTGGCCGGGATCTCGACGAGGAACATCTCGCCGTCACCCGTTCCGGGAGCCGCAGACCGGGCGATGCCGTGGCAGGGGTAGTTGCTGGAGGTGTCGGCTGGAATCCAGCGGCCCGCGTTGTCGCAAGCCACGCCTTCGCCGACCGTGATCGCGGTATCGTCCAGGGCCTTCGCCAGAACGCGACCGCTCTTGACGACCGCGAAGGCTTCGCCCTCGGCCGCACCATACTGCGCGACGCCGAAGAGGATACCTCCGGTGTCCTTCAGCATCCCGATCGTCGGGTCCGTGGTGTCGATGGACACGCCCTCGCCCTTGGCGATCGTCTCGCCCGCGATGAGAGTGTCCAGCGTCTCGAAGAGTTCGCCAACGGTGCTCATTACTGCACCTCCCCCGAAAGGGCGTAAGCGATCTCACGGAACTTCTTCGGGTCGCCGGCAGACTGCGCCTTCGCCTGCGCGACGATTTCGAGCTTCGTGGGATCGAGGCAGCGGACATCCTGCTGCGGGAGCAGGTACGCCCGCAGGTCGCTCTCGGTCAACTCGGCGGCCGGGCTCTCGTCCGACAGATGGACGGGTCCGGTCAGTCGGCTGACGAGACGCGGGGAACGCTGGCCCATCTCGGCGAGGCGCTGGTCGGCGACCTCGCCCGGCAGATGCGCGAGGAGCGTCTCTTCGCTCTTGCGCTCGGCCGGAGTGATCCGACCGGCCCGGACGAGAGCGTCGAGCTTCTCGACCCGGAGGTTGTGTGCGGCACGCTTCTCCGACTCGGCGATCCGCGCGTCCTGCGCGTCCACCTTGTCCTCCAGCGGCTTCAAGGCCGCCGGGAGGGCGGCGGCGACGGATGCCTTTACGATGTCGCCGATACCCTGGAGCTGCGCTTCGACTGCCGCCTTGATTGCGGCCTCGTCCATAGCGTTCTCCTCGTTCTGCCGATCCGGCTGAACTGCCGGGTCCGGCGGTGTTTCGCTCGCCGCGAGCCCGTTGCCCGCTGCGCCGTTCTGTCTCGAAAGGCGCTCGCCCAGACCGGCGAGCAACTCTCGCATGGTTGCGATTCGATCGGCCGCGCCGACCGCGATGGCTTTCTGCGCATCTAGCATTCGACCACGGCCGAAGTTGGCGACGACGTATTCGGCCGTCTTGCCGCGCCCCCTGGCGATCTGTCCGACCATCATGTCGCGAGCGAGCTTCACCTTGGCAAGACCGTACTTCTTGGCCGATTCCGTGAACGGCTCCAACCCACTTCCCTCGGCCTTGTATTCGTCGGCCCGGAGAATGGTGTGCTTGATACCCTTCATTTCCATCATCTTGCTAACGTCTTCATGGAGCGAGAACACGCTCGTCGATCCGACCTCGGAACCGGGAGCCAGCACGATCTCATCGGCCTGACTGATCGCGTGATACGCAGCCGACGCCCCGAAGTGATTCACATGCGCGATGATCGGTTTCGCGCCGCGAGCCGAATAGATCGTGTTCGCCAGTTCCTCGACTCCGTAGACAGAACCGCCGGGGCTATTGGTGTCGATCACGATGGCGGCTATCTCTGGATCGTTGACGGCAGAGAGGAATGACTCCTGAAACCTCTCGACCGAAGTGCCCCCAGGGCCGCTCAGGTTGCCGACCATGTTGGCCCGGTTCGCCATGACGCCGAACAGCCGGAGGATCGCCACCTTATCTGGGGGTGTGATTGACTCCGTTTGACTGCCATCTGGTGAGATCGCGGCCTGCAACTCCTCGGCGGTGAGGGCGATTCCGTCTTGGTGACGAGCCAGGATGGCGAGCATCGTTTGGCCCATCTCTTCCGTCATCGCCCAGGGAGTGTTCTGGACCCAGGCGAGAAGCCGGTTCGTTTCGCTCATTCTCGCTCCCTTGTACCATCGGCTTCGTCGGTTTCCAAGGATTCCGCGACTAGTTCCGCGAGCGCTGGGTTGACGTATGGTGGCATCGCGGCCACCATCGCCTGCAATTCCGCGATCTTCTCGGCTAGCTGTCCGCGCGTCGGCGTCGGCTTGCCGGGAACCTTCTCGGGCCGCTGCGGCTTCTCGTTCTTCTGCGTCGGAGCCTTCGGCGGCATCCCGGCCGGCGGTTGCTTCATCGGCATCCCGTTGGCGCCCTGCAACTTCGCGGTAGCCTCGGCGAGAGCGATCGGGTCCGTCTTCTGGAGCACGAGATCGTCCCCGGTCGGATTGAGCACGATCGGGACGCCCGACTCATCGGCGAGTTTGCGCCCGTCGAGCGGAGCGCCCAGGGCGTACATGATGCGCGCCTTCTCCAAGTCCACCTGCGTCGTGATCTTCGAGCGCCAGCGCGGGATGTCCTCGGGCGCGACCGCCCCGAAGTTCAACTCGATGGCCGGCGCGAGCAAGTCGTCGTTGATCCAGTCCTCCAGCTCCGCCGCGTCGGACTTGCAGAAGTCCACGAGGCCCTGCTGGTGAACGCTTGCCGCCGCCTTGGAGCCGACTTCCCCGATCCGCATGGAGAGAGTCTCGCCGGTCATCATCAGCGTGATGCACTCGTCGCAATACTGGAGAGGATGCTTCCAGGCATCGGAGAAGTCCACGTCGGTCAGGAAGGCGAGCGACCAGCCGAACTTCTCGATCAGGACGCCGTGATCGTTCAAGGCGCGGAGCACGTCCCGCACCTCGTCCACGATCGTCGTCATCTTCTTGGCCGACTCGCCGATCAGTTGCCCGGAGGGGTCCGCCGTCTGCGACACCTTGACGAGCCCGAGGCTGCGGCCCATGCCCTGCGCCCACATCTGCATGAACCGTTGCTTGATGTAGTAGATGAGCCAGACGCCGCGATAGAGAGCGTCGCCATAGGGCGTGTTCGTCGAGCCGCTGGTGCAGACCATCCAGTGCAGCTTGTCCTCGGGGCGGTTGAACACGAGCTGCCGGCCCCAGCCGTTCCCGACGTAGACGAGATCGCGGTCGGCGTTGAACCGGAACTGTTCCGGCATCTTCTCCTTGATGTCGGAGATCCCCCACCACTGCCGGCCCTTCCACTCCATCCCGAGGTCCCACATGACTTCGAGCGGGCGCCAGCCCCAGAAGATCGCGTCGAGCATCAAACGCTGGCTGGTGTTGAAGTGCCGGATGCGGCGGAGCATCTCGACGCAGAAATCCGAGATCAGCTTCGCATCGGCTGAGGCGTTGGCCGGATAGACCGCCGAGCCGTAGGAGAGGAGCGTATTGATTCGCTTGCGCTTGGCGGCGCCGATCGAAGTCTCGGCCCGCTCCATCGTGCGCCACTCCTCCTCGCCCTTGAGCGCGAGGTAGCGCAGAACGGGGTCCGGGTTCTCGACGAGCGCCATGCCGGAGCGCTGCATCGCGAGGGTCGAGAACGGCACGACCTCGCGGCGAAGGATCGCAGCGCCTCGCCGCGTCACGAGGTTCTTCGGCGCGGGGACTGCGGCGTTGTCGGGCACGGTAGGCTCCTCCGATTACTCGGGGATGTACTCCGGCGGATAGGAGGCGAGGAAGAGGATCTGGCTAGTCTTGATGCGACCGAGCTGCTGCCGCCACTCGGTCGCAGGCATCGACGTGGTGGAGAGCCCAGCCGTTTCTTGCGAGAGGTAGAACTTGGAGAGGTCCGCCCCGAATCCGTGATCGGGAACGAGATGCTCTGCGTTGTCGAGGTAGATGACGCGAAAGCTGTCATCGTCCACGACAGTCAGGACCATCGCATCGGCGAGCGTCGCCGGATCGTCGGCCTTCGCCAGAGCCCACCCGGAAGGCCCTTCGTAGACCCACTGCAAGGCCGAGAAGCCGTGCGCGACCTGGGTCTGGAGAGTGCCGCCCGAGCGAGGTGTAACGTCCGTGACGGGCGAGAGGCCCGGCCCCACGGTCAGGACGATCGCTCGGGAGTCCGCGTCCGGGAGGTAGACCGTGGCGCCGTCATCCGTCTCGATCTTGAAGGCCCCGAGGTAGAGCCCGGCTTCCGCGAGGCCGGCAATCGCGTCTGGCGCCGAGAGGGTGAAGGCGAAGTAGGAGAGCCCGGTCAGTGGATGCACTGTCTCGGCCACGTCCTCGATCGTCGCCCCGCTCGCGAGCATTGTCTCCTCGGAGAAGGCGTCGCGCGTGATCCACGAAACGGTCGCGTTGTCCCCAGGGTCGATCGGGTAGCCAGAGACGAGAACGGTCAGGGGGACGGCAGACTCGCCGATCCGGAAGCGCGGCGGGGCAATCGCCTCGATCTTCACTCGCAGGTTCCCGCGCCGGCTACGACCACCCAGGCGCTCGCGCTACACCAACAAAGGGCGTGCGAAGTGTCGGAGTAGAGGCTCCGTTCGTGGCCCGCATCGCAGGCGAAGGGAGGCGTCGCGAGCAGCTTCGGATAGGTGTCCACCGTGCAGTCCGTCCGATCCGCTCCGGCGTTGTCTACGCAAGTGATCGACCCGCCGATGAAGTTGACCTTGCCTCGGGTCGTGAGTGACGTGCCCTCTTCAGCGATGACTCGCGGCTGGCCGTCGGCCCCGACGACACCGCGCGGCACGTAGGACGTTCCGTTGCAGAGGCAGTCGAGCATCGTCGTGCCGCCAGCGATCGAGCAGGAAGCGTCGGAAAGGGCATCCACGACCACGGTATGCACTCCGATGCGCTTCGTGTTGCAGGGCGAGAGACCCGCTACCGTCGTCGCTCCATCGAAGGCGCGAATCAAGAGCGGAGACGTGATCCAAGAGATCGCCTCGCTCGGCTCAGCGGGCAGGAGAAAGAGCGCAGCAAGAACCGCCGCCAAGGTGACTCTACGCATCGGGCACCTCGAAGAGAGAACCGGGGAACGATAAATCCTCCATCGCGGTGCGACGCGGCAGCCGCGCGGAACAAACGTGGCAACGCTCGGCCGAGATCGCTTCGATCTCGGAGAGCGCCGCACGACAGGTAGGACAGTGGAGCGGGGTGGTGTTGCGGGGGTGCTGCGGAACCTTAACTGGCTTGAGGTGGGAGATACTCACGCCCCGAAGGTAGCATCGCTCCCTCGCGGATCAAAGCAAATCGCTCGGTCAGCCTCCCGCGTGCCTCTCCAGCATCCGCGAGAAAGTCAGGCCCATCTCGCCGGCGGGGCTCTTCGGCAGCGTCTCCAACTCGTCGTCTCGCATCTCGCGGCTTGTGCCGTCCTGCGCCGCTTTGAGCGTTAGGAAAGCGCCTGACACGAGGTAGCAGAGCGCCATCCCGCCGTGCGAGTGAATGTCATGTTGGGGTGGTATGTACGCCTTGGAGATGTAGTCCGGGTTGATGCCGGCCGGCACTTGGCGCGCCCAATTCTCGATGCAGGTCCAGAGGTAGGTACAGCGACGGTGAATCCGCAGAGTGCCTTCGGAGAGCGAGGCTTGGACCCGCTTGATCGCCCACTCGATCTGATCGCTCCGGTTGAACGACTCCGGGAGGCAGAAGAGCGGGATGCCGCCGTGGCGGAGGTTCGTCTCCCAGGAGAGTTGGCTGGAGTCCCGCTGTTTACCCGCAGGATCGCCGTAGTGGACTGATCGGCCCCCGTAGCGGGACCGCTGTAGGTTCAGAGCGTCGGCCGCCGCCGTGCGCCAATCTGCCTGCTGCCAGACCAGCTCGTCGTCGATCCAAAGCCGGGGCTTGGAGCCCGTCTCGAAGAGGGCGAATAGGCACACGAGAAGGGAGGGGCCGGAGCCGAAGTCCCATCCGCCGAGGAGCATCTTCTCCTGCCGCGCCTTCGGGCCAAGAGCCAGGAAGCCGGCATCCTCGTCGTGGTACTCGTTGAGCGACCGGCGGAAGTTCCAGACGCGGCCCGAGGAGAGCGTGATGATCTGCCCGTCGTACTCCTGCGAGAACTCCTCCTCGGAGTACGTCTTGAGCATTTCGAGGCGCCACTCCTCGTCGCGTCGAGGGTCCGTCCTCCACCCCATCTCGAAGATCGCGTCGCTCGGCAGTTCGCGTTTCAGGTCCGCGAATCGGTTGCCGGGACCGAGAGGTGTCGAGCAGATCCAGACGCTCGGCGCGACGGAGGCGAGCGACACCCAGGTCTTCGCCTGCAAGTTCGGCGGATCGATCTGCGCGAACTCGTCCACGAAAACGACGCGGCGGCGACCGCCTCGACCGAATCCGGGGTTCGTCGCCTCGCCAGTGATCTCGCTGCCCGTCGAGGCAATCGCGAGCCGGAGCATCGTGTCCTGCACCTCGGGCTTCAAGTGCGACGGCTGGCGGTCGTGGTTGAACCGAATCTTCCCGAAGAGCGAGTCGAGCCCCCGATCATCCACCAACTCTTGCTTTCTAGACCCGATCTTCGCCGTGAAGGCTGGTTCCGAGCGGAAGAAGTTGTAGATCAGGAGCGCGTGCAGGTAAGACACGCCGAGGGAGCGCCCCTTGAACGTCACGGCCGGCTTGTTGTCGCGGAGGCGTTTCAGGAGCCAGCGGACGAACTCCTTCTGCCGATCCCACAACACGACCGGGACTTCGCGCCGCGCCGGATCGTTCGAGAACGGGTCGTACATCCAAGCGTAGTTCTCCATCCAGTAGATCGGATCGTTGGCGCAGAGCTGAGCATCGGCCTTGAGCGTCGCGATCCGCGCGGCTTGGTCCTCGATCTTGTCGAAGAGTTCCAGGCGCCGACGGCGGCGATGCGTCTCCAGCGTCCACCACGCCTCTTCCTCGAACCGGGACTTGCAGCAGATCGGATCGTTCAGCCGGTTCTTGAAGAAGTCCAGATCGACGGACGGGCTAGTCGCTCGCCTTCTCATCCGAACACACCTCGCTGCTCCGTGCGCCGAGATGAGATCGCGATGTACTGCGGATTCAGTTCGCACCCGATCCACTGGCGCCCCAACCTCTCGCACACTTCTCCGACGGTCCCAGACCCGAAGAACGGGTCCAGCACGGTATCTCCGACGCGGCTACCGACTAGAACGCAGGGAGAGACAAGAGCCTGCGGAAATGTTGCGAAGTGCGCTTCCTTGGTCGGCTCTGTCGGAATCGTCCAGACCGAGCGGAGGTTGCGAAATTCTCGCGGGCCAATATCGGCAAGTCCCGCCTTGGTTCGCATCTTTGGATCGGTCTGCGCGGCGACGACGTAAGCGCTCTTATTCATATTGCCGGAACCTTCCGTGTATGACGCGGGCTCCGCAATCGCCTTCGCGTCGAAGTAGTACCGCGCGCTTTTCGACAGCAGAAATAGGTATTCGTGCGACTTGGTGCAGCGGTCGGTCACGCTCTCCGGCATCGGGTTCGGCTTGTGCCAGATGATGTCCTGGCGCAGCCACCACCCATCGGCCTGTAAGGCGAAGGCGACGCGCCACGGGATGCCGACGAGATCCTTCGGCTTGAGCCCGGTCTGGCGCCTACCGCGGCCGATTCCCGACTCGCCATGAAGCGCGGAGACATGCTTGCCGCCGCTTGAACCGCCCCACTTGCCATCGTTCGCGTAGCTGTCGCCGAGGTTCAGCCATAGCGTCCCGTCATTCCGCAGCACCCTTCGGACTTCACGGAAGACGGCGACCATGTTCTCGACGTACTGCTCGGGCGTGCGTTCTAGGCCGAGTTGCCCTGCGGTGCCGTAATCGCGCAGTCCCCAGTAGGGTGGCGAGGTGACGCAGCACTGCACCGATCCATCTCCAAGCGTCGGCAGAATCTCTCGGCAGTCGCCCGCGAAGCATTGACTCACTACCCCTCCTCCTCTTCGCCTTCCGGCGCGGAGACTTCGCTCGCATCTACGTCGATGATCGGGCCTGCGTCCTCGTTCTTCGCCGCTGCGGAGACGAGCGCCTTCTGCACTTGCTCGCGAAGCTGCTGCAAATTCGCGCCGCCGGCTCCGGGACCCGAGATGCCGAGGATGCCGGCCTGCACAGAGACGAAGTTGAACGTGTTTCCGCCCTGCGCGGCGCCTGCATTTTTCGTGATCGAGGTGACGAGCCCGAGGATTCGCGAGCGGAATTGCATGATCGCTAGAAGCCGGTCCATCGTCTTGAGCTTCTGCTCCGCGTCGGAGTCCTCGTAAATCTCCATGAGGCTCCGCTCCATATCGTCCAAGCGGAGCAACTCGATCGTGCGGACGTGCTCGGCCTCGCTGCGACTCGCGGCGCCGATCTTCTCCAAGGCCGAGGTAATCAGGCCGGAAGCGCGCGTTACCGAAATACCCAACTCGTCCGCGATCTCCTGGTGCGACCGGCGCTTCCGGCGAAGCTCTAGAGCCCGGATTGCCAGGAGCCCTCGGTCCATCTTCTCGCCGGCCGGGATGCGCGCCACGAGGGCCTCGACGAGCACCTTACCGTCCTTCGCGTCTTCTGCCTTCGGGTCCGGCTTGGGCTGCGCGGCCTCGGCCCTTGCGATCGCCTGAATCCGAGCCAGTTCCTTTGCCGCGACCGATCCCTCCGGCGGCGAGTGATACCGCCTCTCGAACGCCTCCGGGTTCAGCGGATTCGGGATCTCGGGCATCGCGGGAGAGTCTACGCCTTCCCCTCCGCCAGCCGGTCGGCGTAGGTCACGGCGAGCCCCAGGGCGCGCCAGGCGTGCGAGGAGAGGCCATAGAGGGGACCCTTCTCGGCCTTGCGCCCTACCGCCCTCTCTCGCCCTCCCCAGCGGTCCAGGAGCGCGTGCATGACCCCGGAGTCGCCTAGGCCGCGCGGCACCCCGAGGTTCTTCTTCACGTCCTGCGAGGTCAGCCAGCAGGCGTTACCGGCCCCGCAGAAGGCTTGCTCGAATCGTCCGCTCCACCGAATCGTCTCGATCGTCTCGGCCCCGAACGGAGTCTTCGGGCCGTACCAGACCATGCGCTCTAGAACGAGAGTGTTGATGAACTCGACTGAGCCGAAGGTATCGCGCAGGACTTGTTCGTTGCTTGTCTTGGCAGAGAACGCTCGCAGCGGCGAGCTATTCCCAATTTCGTAGACCACCCACGCCGAATGCGTCGTGCCGGGGTCGATCGCTAGGACGATCACAGGCACAGGTCCTTACGCCGCAGTGTCTTCACTCGCCGCTCCTCCACACCGCCAGCCGCTCCCGGCATTCATCCCGCTGCCGCAGCGCCTCCTCGGCGTAGCTCTGGCACTTCGTCGCCTCCCCGGCGACGCTCTCGAAGTTAGCGGCTTCCTTGCGGAACTGACCCGTCACCTTGCCGAGCTGCACCGTCACCGCCGCAGAGTACAGCGTCAGCACGACGCACAACACGCCTAACGTGATCGCTGCCGCCTTCCAGCCGTTGAACTCGCGTCGCTCGCTCACAGCTTCCCCTCCTCGCGGTAGACGCGCAGGAACTCGCGCCAGCGAGACTCCGCCTCCGAGATGTATGCCGCAAGCGTCTGCATGACGTTGGTAGCTTCCTTGATTTGTTTCGCCATGCGCTCCAGCGCGTCCTCAAGGTCCTTCTTCTCGTTATTCATCCTTTCTCCTCCCCGATCCGGCGCAGTAACTCGTCGGCGACAAGAAAGCCGACATCGACCGCAATCACCTTGAGAGCCGCAATCTTGACGGCGCTATTGCTGGGGAGTGCCAGCAATCCAGGTAGCGCCGCCGCAGTGAACTGCGCTGCTAGCACGTTGCGGTCGAGACTCGCGGGCGCCGCCTGCCGCAGCGACAGAAGCTCCGAGGCAAGTTCCGAGGGAACGAACTCGATGAAACCGTCTCTGACACCGACCATCGCGGTGTCGCTGCCAGACCCCGCTACCTTCTCTAACTCCTCCTCCGTTAGTCGCATCCTCTCCCCTCCTCCACGTCGAAGTAGATCCATCGCGGTCCCATCGGCGGCAACTCTGCGATCGGTCGATCGCCGCAATACAACTTATGGTTTATCGGAGGACCGAACTCCCAGATCGAAGCGAGCATGTGCTGCTCGGCTAGTACGTCCATGATCTCGTACAGTCCCCGCTCCAGCACCGCCGCGTCGAGCCTCGCCCCGGCTAACGCTAGACGACGGGGGCTCATCCCAACCCTCCGTTCCTCGCAAACCACTGCGCGCGGTCTATCGTGACCGTGAAGCCAACTCCGCCGCCGCAGGGTGTGTGATTCTCGCCGGGTTCTCTTCCGCAAACGTGGCAGACCTCCTCGCTCATGTAGGCAACTGCCGCGCGGAAGCCGCCGGCGAAAGCCTCCCAGATATTGATGTCAAACCCCTGCGGACAAGGCGGGAGGCTATCGAATAGATCCTCGTTGGCCCATTTGAGCGCCGCCTCCCGGATCGCTCCGTCCAGAACGCTCACCGCTGCACCTCCTCCGGCAATCCGAACTCCGGGCACGTCTCCGCCGTGCGTATCGCGGCCCTAAACTTTGCGAGCAACTCCTTCGGCGTGCCGTAAGAATGCGCCCCGTCCCACTGCCCGTCGAGCGGAAACTCCACGAGCCCCTTCCCGCAGAACATCGACGCACCATTGCCCGGAGTCATCTCGCTATCTTGGTCGATTTCAGTTCTCACGCCCCTTCCTCCCCAAACTCCGGCTCCAACGACTCCTCCTCACCCAACTCGATCCGAGGAGGATGCGAGACTCCTCGGATCGCTTCCTCGATCCGGCTCGGTACGCCTCCAGTCCGTACTACACCATCAGGCACCACGCCGAACGGAGCCTCCGGCTGAGCGATCAACTGCACGACATCCGGGACCCTCGACTCCCTCCCGCGAGCCCGCCTCCCT